GAGTGCGTTTTGGTGAAACGCCATCACCTTCGCCCCGCTGGTGTTTGTCCCGCCCACCGCCTCCGTAAGCGTTGCGGCAACATCTCCGTCAATGGTCTGGTTGTAAACATCCACGGCCATCACACACTGCGGTTGCCCACCTCCTGATGGAGATTGCTTGGTAAGGGTTAGCGCCTGCTCCTTGTTAAACTTCGGCGTCTGTTCGGTGGTAAACGCCACAGCCTCCTGCACCAACGGCACATTCCCGCCACCCGTCCCGAACCTCGACACACAACTAGGCGCGACATCGTGCGGGCCAGTCACACGGCTGTCATTGGGGTGGTTTTCGTAGAGGACGGCCAAGTCAGTCGCATCCTTGTAGTCCCTAGCCTTCATGGCTGATGCGGTTCCATCATCCGAGTATTCCCCGAACGCCTGCATCCTAAATGCCTCCAAAATTGCTCCGACTTGCTGTGTTACTTCGCTGGATTGGGGGCTTCGGCTTGGGTCGTTACTAGCTGTAAGGCTTGGTGCAACATTGGAGGCAACTCCTTGCCCCGCTTCTCGGCTCGGCGGAGAATCCCGGCGCACGCTTTCGGACTCAAATAGAACCTTTGCGGCAAGCTCCCAGTTTCCAAGGTGGCCGACAACGAACACACGACGGCGTCTTTGGGCCACTCCGAACCATTGAGCGTCCAAGACCCGGTAGGACCACCCATACCCCAACTCGCCCAGCGCCCCAAGGAAGGAACCAAAATCCCTTCCTCCGTTGCTGGACAGGACGCCGGGGACATTCTCCCAGACAACCCATCGAGGCCGGAGACTCCTAGCGATCTCAAGAAAGGTAAGCATGAGTCCTCCCCTTGGGTCGTGGAGTCCCTTTCTGAGTCCTGCGACTGAGAAGGATTGGCAGGGCGTGCCTCCGACCAGAAGGTCAACTGATCCGCTTGGTATATTCCATTGTTCATATTTTGTCATGTCTCCTAGGTTTGGTGTTTTCGGCCAGCGATGTTTAAGTACTGCTGCCGGAAATGGCTCGATCTCGGAAAATGCAACAGGCTCCCAGCCAAGCGGCTCCCACGCCACGCTGGCGGCCTCAATGCCGGAACAGGCGGATAGGTATTTCAATCTAATGCCTCCTGTATCCACCATTCAGGCTCAAGCTCGCATGGAATAAGTTGTTCGGTCTCGTCCTCCCTTGTTCTTTCCCAGTAGCTAATCCATCCATTCATTTCATATTCTCCAGGTTCTTCGACTTCCATCCCCTCCGCCTCGCGTGGTAAACGCCACGCCGATCCACGCCAAGCTCGTTGGCGATCTCTGCTTCCGTCATGCCGTTCTCCCACATGATCCGCATGATGTTGTAGCGGTACTGAACGGCGTGCGGCAGGCGGCTCCTGTTGTCGATGTCCTTGGGTATCCTTATCCGTCCGGCAGCCTTCATGGCCGCCTGCTCGTCCATCATCGTGAGCAGTTGCGCCGACAGCCTTCGGCCAGCCTCGCGGCAGTTGGCCAGTTGATTCTCCAGGTGTCGCACCCTGTCCGACAGGATGGCTACGGATGAGCGTTGCGCATGGTTATCCTCAAGCGCCTTTAGCCTGTGGGTTAGTGTCTGTATCGCTATGTTTTGTGTGTTCATTCCTTTTCTCCTTTACGATGATCGAAGCAGCGTCAACTTCCGCAATCATCTCGCGGACCTTGTGCGCCTCGGCGTGTGTGATCGCATCCCTGTGGGTTGCCAACTTCTCCCGCACCCGCGACAGAATGTCGGCCACCCATTTCAGCTTCTCGCAAGTCATCCCTTCCGCATCCGAAAACGACGACCGGCTTTGGGTACGCCTGCGGCACGGAGCGCGATAGCGAGGATCTGCTTCTGGCCGCGCGGCTTTCCGCCCGCACCCCTGGCTGATCCCTTGCGTTTATTGTCTGCCCGCAGTTCGCGGATGTTCTTCCCGATGTCTTTGCCCAGTGGCATGGTGACCTCCTTGTTATGCTGTTTCTTCTCCCACCACATGATCGAACGCCTGTTCTTCCGCGTGGTAGGTGTGTGTTTGTACACGAAGCCAATCCGGCTTGGCAAGACTTTTATTCTTGGTGAACGATGATTCGTTCCAAAGGATGTTGTTTCCGGGGACACAGGTAATGCGCCCGTTGCAAAGCGCGATGAAGTGATGCGACTTGGTCTGACTCGGCTCCAGGCTGTAGCCATCCCCATACGGTTCGGCTGTGAATAAATAGCTACCCTTCATCCAATGCTGGCGCGAAGCGAGCCAGACCGAGCAGTCCAGTTCCCGCAGGTAATCGTACTCTATCGTCGTGAAGTTCCAGCCAAAGCAATCCCAGCGTTGGGCGTCCTTTAGTTCCCACTTCTGATCTTGGCCGACATGGTCATGCGCTATGGCTGACAATGGCAAACCACGATACAGCGCACCACACTGAAGCATGACCGTGCAACCCCAAGCCCGGTGCGGGACGCTGGTTAGCCCAAACCATACCGCGTCCTCCCAGCCGTCCTTCTGGCCCCGGCTCATCACCGACCTATCCACCGAGACATATAGGTGGCGCGGCAGATTGGCGGCGTGGGTCATTTGTCCATCCACATCATCACCAGCGCGACGAGCATGGCCAGCAGGATGAAATCAATGGGAAGGATTTCCATCAGTCTTCCCGGTTGAACAGGATCATCAGGAAGCCGATGACCAGCCCAAGGATGCTCGCGCACATGATGATGAAATCCCTCATTTGCCGATGCTTCTTTTGATTGCCTCGACGAAGGCGTAGTTGAAGAGCGCCTGCTTGTCCTTCTTAATCATCTGTAGCCCGATCTTGGATATCTTGTTCAAGGTCTTGTTGTCCACGTCGATGTCCAGTTCCACCATCTTGACCTTGCGTTCGGCCAGGATCTTTATTTGTCCCAGTTTCGCCATTGCGACCTCTCCTCTCTTAACTTTGCGAATATCCATGCGACAAACCCTATGGCACCGCCAAGGAGGCTGATTGCGACCCCAATGGCGATGAAGAGTGCGACTCCGTGTGCGAGAATTTCAAGCCCCAGTTTAGCGTATTCCATTTGTTTCTCCTTTCCACCACCCGGTTGAGCGTGCGTTGGTCGATCTCGACCCCCGCCACCCTGCACCAGAAAAGCACTGTGCCGTCCTGAAAATCGTTGACAAGCTTTTCCACTTCCTCTGGCTCCGTGTATTCCGAGCAGTCCCGAAGCCCCGATGTCTCGCCCGTGATCTTGATGCCGTCAAGTACCCCGCGCCGTTGGAGCAGGCGCACATCCTGAATGGCACGGATGACGATCTCACCCGCCAGTTGACGGATGCGTTCGTCCTCGTCCCACTTGGTTAACTGCGTCGAGACCATTTCTTCTTCATCTTTCCCGCTCGTTGGCGGCACCACAAGCTATACATATTCCACAACTCGGCTGCATCCTGCGCCGAAGACTTGTCCTTAAATTCGGATGTGATGGGCGGAAGTCCATTCGGCGGTTCTGCTCCCCACAGACGTGGACCAATGGGGTTACCAAATAGGGTTTGCAGGACATACTTGCCGTCCCGCTCGACCACCTTGACCGGCGTCATCGTCCCATCTCCTTCCACTTGGCATCGTCCTCGGCAATCGTCTTGGCCAGCTTGTCCAGATCCGCGCTCTGGCCTGCGTAGTGAATGATACTGGCGTCCTTGTACCGATCCAGCCCGAAGTGGGATTCCACGCTGGTCATGCAGTTGTAGGCGGGATCAAGATTGCAGGTCGCAATCGACCAGAGGTGAAGCTGGATATTGAGCCAGGTCTGCTCGGCAAAGTGGTTTGGGAATAGGCCCAGCGGAGGCAGAGACAATGCGCCGATGGCCTTGTTCGTGATAACAAACACGCCAGTGTTGAAATAGAACTTGGGTTGCCATTCGGACGAAAGGCCGTAAGTCTCGGCCAGCCTCTTCATCTCAGGCTTGCGGTCCAGATACTCACCCTCATCAAACGCCATGAATGTGCTGTCCGTCTCGGCCTGGAGGGTCAGATCCTCGCAGTCCTGCGCGATCAAGACATCGCAGTCAACGAACGTGGCCATCTCATACCCGCGTGTGGCCATGATGTTCCCGATGGCCGACTTGGTGTACTGGGGCGGTTCGGCCAGCGGCTTCTCCATTGATATAAAATCCTGCCCGTGTCGTTGGCAGTAGGCTTCCATGCGCGGGCGGGTCAGCTTGAGGATCTCCAGCCACTTGTCTCCCAGGGCTTGCGTGATGACGACCTTCTTCATTTCTTCACATCCTTCAAGTCAACCCAAGCTTCGAGCGGCAAGCCCGCTCCCACAAAACACACCTGCTGCTCTTTCTTTTCCTTGTCGTTTATAGCGTATAGCGCCCAGCCGCCATCCACCTTCTCGCACTTGGTGAACTTCATACCAACTCGCAAAGCTGTTCGTCGGCCTCTTCCAATAGGAGTTGCTCGGCAAATTCCATCATGTCGGCTTCTGGGTTCTCAATATCCTTGTCTCCGTGGCAGACCGAGATGCGGGACAAGCTCATGTCGTAAGGCACATCTGCCATGACGTGTTCGCGGTAGCCTTCGGGTCCGATGTCGATCTTGTGGGTCTTGTAGTCCACATCCGCAAATGCGGTGACGGCCTTGCCACCCCAGATGAATGTTACGCTGATGTCCTCTAGTTTTTTCATAGTCTTGGTACTTCCTTTTTTACCTGCGCCCAGACGAACAAGGCTCGCACAACCGCCCGCTCAAGGTGGTCGGTTGCCGTCTCTCCGTTGCCGTCAGGGCATGGTGTTGATCTTTGTAGTTGCATCATTGCCGTAGCCAGATGGCGTATGGCACGGGCAATATGATAATCGTGAACCGGGCGGTCAACCAAAAACCATTCTCCGTACTTGGACTTATCCGATCCTTTGCCCATCACCCGCCAGACAATCTCTTCGGCGGCCTTGCCCATGTCCTCGATGGTCGGCGGTGTCATAACTTCATCCCCGGCGGGACGTATTGCTTGGCCCAAGACCAGACCTTCAGCATGGCCTGGAAGGCGATACCGGCCTGGTGTAATTCCTCCTTGTCCCAAACCTTGTGCTTGATTAGTTCGGGGTCATTGGATGCCAGCACCACTGAAACACCGGCAGCCTTGGGATTTTCACACGCCGCTATATATGCATAAATTTGGGCGCAATCCGTATCATAGAAAGGGCTATAGCGTGGATTTACCTTGCGATTCTTCAAATCCATAATCGCATCCCCGATGCCCTTCAGTCTCACATAGGCGTCACATCTTCCAGCATAGCCACAACCAACGAGTGCCTTTTCGCACCAGTAGGTCTTTTCAACGTTTTCTTCCGCCCATTTGCGGAATGTTTTGATGTAGGGCTGAAGATCCTCGTCTTTGGATACAGCACGTCCCATAAGGATATTCTCTGCCTGTTCATGCATACGAGTTCCATGCTCTGCCGCCTTGGTGGTTGACTGCTTGGAGTCCTTGACGACTCTGCGGGCGTATTCTTCAAGCGTTTCATTTTCCTCCTTTGGAAGCGTGAGCGAGGACATGATGGCCTGCTCGATCTTCCACGATGTAAGCTGCGGCTTGTCCATGATCCCAAGTACGCTGGTAACCGATGGAAGCAGACCCAGCTTGCGGGCGTCCGCAACCGTGGTGTTTCTTTCGTTGCCGTTTTTACCAAGGATCACATGGGCTGACTCGCCATCCTCGGTATACCAATGCCCGCTCTGGTCCGTTTGGACCAGGCGGGATTGGCTAGGCTCTTTCTGGGTGAGAGTAAGAGCCACTGGATTAGAACGGGATGGAATTGCCGTCTGCGTCGGTATCCCCGCCCTGCGGTGCCGAAGACGCACCCTTGGCCGAGAACTCCTTCGATGAGCGGATCTTCTCCTGCAACCACTCCGGCAGTTCACCAAACTGGCCACCCTCGCCCTGCTCGATCTCGTAAAAGACCTGACCGTTCTGGGTTGTGGCCGGGGCTTTCATGCCTTTGGGCAACTTGGCCATGCCTTGAATGGCGCAGTATTGGCGACCGGCTTGGCTGGTCTTGTGAACCAGCGTCAAGAGACAGGCTTTACCAAGCAGGTTCTTGAGGTTGAAGGACGCAAGCTCCTTGGATGTGAACGCAGCCCCGCGCCACTGCTCAAGCAGTTTGCGTAAGGTTGCACGCTCGCCAAGGCTGCGGGTGAGTTCGATGGAGACGACCATCGGCTTGGTCACCTTGGTGGTCTTTCCGTTCTCCACGACCTCGCCCTCGATGACTTGGTCGGGAAGCTCGAAAGCCAAGCGGATCTTGGGGGTCCACTTGTCCTCGCCGTCCCAGGTCACCTTCTGGGTGCCGAGATCAACTTCGCTGAATAGAACGCCAACGGTTGCTCCGGCTTCGGGCAACTGGCGTTCCGTGTTCTTACTGGTTTCGCTTAATGTTAGTGCCATGTTATTTGTCCTTTCAGTTTATTTTGTTTGGGTTTATTGGGGTTGAAGGTATTACAAATCCTTGCGCCACGGTTGTTGCTACAGGAGTGGTGTGGACAACGTCAACGGTAAAGTTTGGCGGGGCGATATGGCGGGCGATCTCGCAAAGGTCATCGGCCTCGACGATGGCAAGCCACTTCTTCTCGCCGTTACGCCGAAAGAACACCGCCGGGATCTTGCCCTGGGGCGCATCTCCCTTGGCCTGCGCCATCCATTGTTCGGGCTTGATCTGTTGGCAACGCTTGACCTCGCAGTGGAATGGGAAGTTCGCGCAAACAACATCGCCCGATCCGCCCTCTGGGTCACCGGCGTACTGCTGGGTGCGCCGTGCTTTCTGCCATCCCTGTTCGCGGAGGTATGACGCGAACTCCCGTTCGCCCGCCGCGCCTTTTCTGCGTGAATTTATTGCCATAAGAGTTCAATCGTGACATCGCTGTCAAGCGATCCCTGCAATGCCAGCACAGGTCTGGCCTTTTCGCACTTCTTGGAAAACTCGGCCATCGCCCTTTGCGTGACCGTGAATGAGGAATTTTTACCCTCGCAACAAGCAGCGCCAAGAACCATGCCCAACAGTATCTTTTGCGAGTAGGCGTCCATCGCGGACAGCAGGATCTTGTGTTCTCCGGGCAGATACATCGCCCGATACTGACCAACGGCAAAACGCCGTCAACAACTATTTTTTAGCCTTAATATCCTCGTCAAAACAGCGAAGCAACCCCGCCCCCGTCATCTTCTTGGCAATGTGCGGATGCCTGCGTAACCACGCGGCAGCCTCCTCGACCGAGTTCATCTTATTGACGGCGTTCTCGAAGATACGCCATGCCTCCCTGCTGGTCAGAGATCGCTTAATATACGCCATGATGAGCCTGTGTTTGGGTAACATTTCTTGGTCGTTCCGCGACATTCCTGCGTTTTGAAAAGCCAGAACAGATCCTCATCCATCGCCCAGCAAACAATGTAGTCAACCCTGGACTTTGTGTACCTGGTCTTACCACCACACCCAGAACAGGTCATAAATCTGTAATAAAGCTTGTCGCCCTCCGGCTTGGTCGTGGTCTTGATCTGGATTCGGTAGAATTTGCCGTTTCTTTCCGCCACCAGATCGTAGCCTGTGAAATCCTCCATCGGTGTCAGCACGCTGTACCCGTTGCGGAACAAGGCTCCCGCCACCCTGGCCACGCCCACGGCCCCGATTTGTCTGTGCGATAATTTCATGCTTGACGGCTAGGCGCGGATGGTGGAGTTTTTACGCATGAAAGCAACACTAATTCTGATGGCCCTGCTGGTGGCAGGGGTGAGGGCGGAGGAGGCAAGCATCGAGGACTTTGTAGGCGGAGCATATCCATCTGGAAAGTTTGCGGTTGTCCTTGACAAGGATACTGCGATTGTCGCTGGAGAGGGATTGATACTGAAAGACAGAAATGTTTTCATAACACCACGCGGTGCCTACGGATCTGACCGAGATGTTTATTATGGAAGAACTGGCATAACATCGCAGGATCGCGATGTGTTCTATGGGACG